TCTTCACTGACGTTTAGAATTCCAGACGGCGTATAAAGCTTTGAAGCCCACCACGCAGTGACGTAAGCTTTGTGGTGACCCAGCTTAAGCATCTCGTTAGGGTCTTTGAAGTCTGCCGGTAGATTAAGAATTTTAGCTTTTCCCGGCTTGATAATACGCGCAACCTTTTTTGCGGCTTCTCTTCCGGGCTTGTCGTTGTCGAAAGAAATAACCACCGTATCAAACGATTCAAGGAATTCAAGATTTTCTTGGACATCCCGTGCCGCGCCCTGCGCTCCATTCTTAACAGATACAACCGGCCATTTACTCCCCAAAAGTTCGTATGCCGCCATAGCATCACATTCACCTTCAGTGATCGTAATGTATTTGCCACCCGCCTGCGCCACTTGCTGACCAAAAAGGCCAGTTCCCTTGGGTGAGCCTGACCAAGTAAATGTTTTATCTGCATTGCGAACCTTCGTAGCAACTTCTTCATTGTTAATATATGCGGGGTAATGATGCTGAATAATATTACCCTGCTCGTCTTTGACTGAACGAACACCAAATTTCTTTGCAGTTTCAAGAGAGATGGATCTGTCGGTGAGTGCGTGATAAACGCTATTGGTGAAGGGAGTATTATCATTGGATCTTTTAAAGCTATTGAAGTCTGCCACGTTGCCTCCCATTGCAGATTCGTAGTCTTTGAAAAAGGTTCCACAACTAAAACATTTTGCAGAACCGTTTGAATTTACGGAGACAGGATCACTGCCTCCGCAACTTGGACAAGGTTTTTGATAGGCCACAAAGTCGCCCATACTTATTCCTCCGTTTCATTGTCCTTTACAATCGCATCATCAACAAGAAGCTCCTGCATTTTTTGATGCAGTGCAACTGCCGCCGCTTGATTGATAGTCATGTTTGTTTCAAGTTCTTCAATTCTTTTTTGAACATCAGCGATCAGCATGAATGTTGCCTGACCTTCTGGAGAAATCTTTTCGACATCGTAGACTTTATCTTCGTGTGTGTATCTCCACATTAGAGTTCATCTCCATCTTCGCCATCAACGATATCAAACTCTGCACCATCAGGGCTGGCGTACTCTACCAACTCAAGAACCTGCATCGCCTGAAAGTCCAAGCCTTTGTACACAGTACCATTCCAAGTGGACTCCCACTCCTTGTACTGAACCTTAACCTTACTGCCGTTGCCGACACTAACATTCAAAGGTTGTTTGTTCTGATCCAACAGCTTTGGTGCTGGTCGGATCATGCCGTTGGGGCCGTTTACTTTACGCTTGATAAGAAGTGCTGGGCCTTCTTCCATGTCCTTAACAGTGAAGCCACGCGATCTAAAATCATTTGCAACCTCATCGGATACCACAAGATTCACAGTATACACCGGAGTGTAAGTTGTGTTTGGAGTGGTGACGGACGCCCAATATGCAACACCTTCAACAAGAGCCATAGTTAAATCTCCTACGATTTATTAAACAAAAAAGTAATATAGTGCGGAATGCACTTGTACACATAATCAGTTGTCAATTGTTCATGCTCTTTGCGAGCTTGAATATTAATCCAACTAATCATATTCTTCATTGCTTGGGGTGAGGGCAAGCCTGTACCCAAACTCATAACAAACGCCTTACACAAAGCATCTTCAATATTAAATGGTTCTTCCTCCACAGTTCCCCCTAATCATAATTGCCAGTAAGCACGGTCATTTTTACTAAGTCCAACAACAGATTAAATTTTTCCATGTCTATATCTGAAACAACTTTTAAGTCTTCTCCAGTATCAACAATTAAAATAAATGGATATCGAATCTCTTCATCATTAGATTGATCTTGAAGTTTTGTAAGACCTTCTAAGACTTTATCATTAAGAGACTTTGATTTATCTTTGTTAAAGTTACCTTGTATAATCTTCAACGATTACCTCCAGATCCTTGAATCACTCCACGGTCAGCACGACTCTGAAGTTTAGCGAGATTATACGCGGCTACTTCAGACAAGTCAACCCCGTGATCTTTCAGGATCATGGCAAGATTCCACAATACATCCCCGGCTTCTGAAATTACATCTTGACGTTCCACTTTGCGGTCATCTCCCCGCAACATTGGCTTGATAAAAAGGTCAGATAATTCAGCCGCCTCCACCATCAGGGATGCAATGGGGTAAAATTTATCTTTGTACAGCGCAGTTGATGATGCTTGCTCTTGATATTGATCGAAGTTCATGTTAGACTCCACCGACTATTTGAGAAAGTAAGCCGCCAAGTAACATGACAGCCGCGATAGTATTGATTACAATGATTGCACGATCCCTCCACATAAATCCAACGACAGCCCATAGCGCAGTACCAGCGAAACTTAAAAGCATATCATATATTTGTAGCTCCGGTAGACCTGTACTACGAAAAGAAATGGCGGCGATTAGCCATACACTAGCCACCCATTTTAAATACCAATCTAATGTTCCCTTGGGAGTAGCACTCTTTTGAATACGAGAACTGTATTCAATTTCTTCAGGCGTATACTCCCGCCCATCTATTTTGTTGGTAATATTCTTGTTCATCTGTAAAAAGCTCCTTACCTTTGTGAGTAAATAAATATGTTGGATCAACAGCAAAACAAACACGACCTATATCAGAGCGGTCTGCATCAAAAGCACACTTCTCAAACAGTGTGTATTTATGACCATCCCACGGTTGCGCGTGGGTGTGCATCGCACAGGCAGACTGTAGCATCCAACGCTCTGCCGTGCATAAATCAATTAAGTGTTTCACAGACTCAATATACTCTGCCGCCCGTTGTCCGTGCAACGGATCTTTACCTTCATTTTCTCTACAAGAATCATGGAGATACGCAAAGTACTTAAAAAGTTTTGGATTAAGTTTGAAGTACTCTGAAAGTTCTAAGCCTGCCGCCATCACGTTAGCATAATGTTTTCGGCCATGAATATCAGAGTAATAAAATTCGTTATCTTGTTTAAGACGTTCAAGAAGTTTTCTCACTGTTGTAGTTCCTCAATTAACCAATCAAGATACTGTCGTGCCTTTCGTAAATCTTCAATACCATTTTTGTAAGTAAATCTGTGAAGATATTTGTGGACATTTCCTGTACAATATGATGCAAAGCCCACCCCTAATTGTTGCTTAATATAATCAATGGCTTCAATCCCACCTTTATTGTAGTGTTCTGGTTTTGTTACGGGGTCGATGTGCCTATCCTCTGGATGGTACAGTTTACCTACTGCTGTCTTCGACACCTTGTTCCACTCTTCTGGCCTTGCTTCGTCAATGCTCATTAGTACCTCACAATTTTTACATCGGCTTCGGTTTCAATAACAACACGCGCACCACATGATAGTAACGGCTTGCCGTTGCCGCTATATTTTATTATACTACTGCCAAGTATTTCGACTTCGTGACAGTAAGTATTACTGCGTCCTGCTTTAATTGTAATTACAGGCTCGTCCGTACCATGTTTTTTATTGGCACGAATTTTATGCTGATTAACGTGAATATATTTTTTCATTTTATATAATCTCCTATCATAAAACCAATACTAAAAAAAACAATTATAGCTAATGCATACCAGTACTCAGGCATCGTAGCAATAAAATGTTTTACGCGCTCTTTGTCCATCGCATGGGCCTCCCCTTTTGTAACCAATCAAAAAACTTGAACTCATAATATTTATTGTAGGCCGTCACAGTGTTGGGATCTTTGAACTCATCTGGCATACACTGTGGCGGGTCAGTGCGCGGAGATATATTTTGGAGTACAACACCGTGAAACATCTCATCTAAGGCCACAGGAAGCGTTTCTAGAGCTTTCCCGTGATCCCTAATAGTCTTGTGTACCTTCCCGTAACGTCGCTCATACTCGCGCCCAAGAGCCATCAGGTGCTGGTGTGTCCATCGGTAGTGCCTAGGGTTAGACCGCACCCAGACAGCACTAGGGTGATTCTTGTGGGTGGCCTTGTACGCTACCTGATCCCCGTCTAGCTCAACGTGGGCAGTACTGAGTAGCTGTGCTGTTTCTAGGATCATTTTGACAACGTGTTGGTCACACATATTTTCAGCGGCCCTGCGTGGACAGTCATCAAGATAAAAGATATTCATATATTTATAAACTCCCTATTTATAATAGTTGCGATATGCACATAGCCCCCCGTTTGATACTGATAGACACTAGCTAGTGCATCAACCGCCTTTAAAAGTAAGCGACTACAATCAGGGGCATCATCCACTAACATAAATTTTATTTCATGTAAAAGTTCACTGCTCTGTTCGTCGCCCTTGTAAATTCTTATAATTGCATCACAAGCAAAATCATTTAATTCTTTAGTCTCCATGGTCACTCCAATGATAGTCAGCTTCATTTATATAATCACAAACAAGATCAAACATATAATCCATGTTGACCCAGCTAGTGATGTCAACTCCGTGCGATTTAACTGAAACAATTTCAACTAATTTCTCCTCATCACCATGATTTACAAATTCTATTTGAACATCTGTTGTCATCCAATCACAATCAAGCTCTGCTTCCATGACTTGATTGCCATACATACTAGCCGTCCCCATGAAACACCTCCTGATATTCAACCATATATTCTAATATTCTAATGGCCTGTCTAGTCGCTGACTCTTTACCCTCAAAATAGTTTGCAAGGGTAGAGTTTTCGCCATACATCTTTGCGTATCTGCGCCGTGCTTTTATTGAATCCGCACAGTTATTTCTAAGATGACCGCGCCAATGATTAGCCAACTCAATACTATTTAAGATACTCATTCCCAAACCCTCCGTGGGTAAATAAAGATATCAGTAATAACATTTTCAGACTTGAGCTTGTCTGCATCGGCCCTTGCCATACTCTCTGTTTTGTAGAGATCAAGTGACCTTTCATTTGCAACCGTATCAAAATACTCTACAACCCAAACAATTAATCCTTCATCGCCCATAATAATCTCCTAAAATAAATACAACGCATATGTACTACACTTCTTTAGCTCACCGTTCAACCCAATATAGATTGGCAACGAGCTATCCATATTAATCTTCATTTCTTTTTTATTCTTAGCCACCAGATACTCAATACCTTCATCGGCTTTGAAATCTTTTAGTCTTTTAACGTGTCGCCAAATAACCATACCGCCGCTGTTGTTTTCGTAGGGGGTTACATAGTACATATTACTTTCCTCTGTGGTTGTTGATCCATTCTTCAACGGTGTCACCAGACTTGGCGGCATCGTCCCAGAATTTATTTAAATCTTGCATAGACCATTCGCTTTGTTCTTTATGCAAGCAATCAAGAATAAAAGAACAGTAGTCCTCGTCATTCATTGCTGACCTGACTAGCCTATGAGTATTAA